CGTCGCCGAAGCCGCAGGCCCCGGCGCGACCAAGTGGGGCAAGCTCAAGAGCGGGGCCGGCTGGATCTCGCTGGACTACGCCAAGAAGGTCTAATTGTGCAACTTGCCACCGGCGCGGCGCGGATCGGTGCCGGCCAGAAGCTATGAAACCGTCAGAATACACAAAAAGAGCCCGCTCGGGAGTGATCCCGGGCGGGCTCTTTCTGTTTATGCACTCATTCCTCTGTGGCGTCGTCCTCTGCTGGATCCTCGCCGCCATCGCTCTGCGCCGCCTCAGCAGCGGCCAGCTCGGCCTCAGTCGGGTGGAAGCGGACAACATAGCCGTTGACATCATAGAAGCCGCCGAGGGCGACCGTGAAGATGTCCACGATCCAACCGATCCCGAAGAAGCCAGCCGTCAGCGTCCAGATGACCCCGGTGCCAATCTTCCCCACATAGTAGCGGTGCACACCGAGCACCCCGAGGAAAATGCACAACGGCAGGACGACCGCTTTGCTTTTCGGTGAGGTGGGGCGCTGTGCTGCCGGCACGCTGGCCGGCCGGCCGCCACTGGTCGTGTACGACAGGCCCGTGCCGGGCACTCCGACGGTCGTGTGGCTTTTCCCGGTCGTGCTGACTGTGTGCTTCAGGCCCTTCGGGCCGAAGGTGACGCTCGCGCTCTTTTTATTCAAGTTCACACGGACGCCGGGAGCGATCTTAATACTGCGCCGGAAACGTAAACCCATTGAAAAAACCTCCTTTTCGTCTGTCCTATTGCGTTTTTTAGTATTTAGTCATCTTTGGGATAATATTATCACGGGCGGCGTGTTATTGTCAACTTGCACTACCCATCTTTGGCATAAGTGGCAGAAAAGGAGGCGGCGCGTATTTGAAAATATACAGGCCAGAAGGCCGGTGCAATATCTCAGGCGAGCGCGTCCGCGCAGCCAGAGAGCGGGCTGGCATCTCGCAGGAGCGCCTCGCGTACAAGATCCAGATCGCGGGGCTCGACATCACGCAGAAGGCCATCAGCAGGATCGAGACCGGCGACCGCATTGTCGCCGACTATGAGCTCGAGTACCTCGCCGACGCCCTCGGCGTGACCATCTGCTACCTGCTCGGAAAAGAATGAAAGCAGCGCAGCCAGAGCGGCCGCACTGCTTTTCTCTTGTCTCCCCTCTTGACTTTATACAACAAATGTTGTATAGTAAAGACACACGAAACAAAAGGGGAGGCGCTCAACATGGAAACGATCACCACCGGGAAACGCCTGAAGGCGCTGCGAGAGGATCGCGGCCTGTCTCAGTCGCAGCTCGCCAAGAAGGCCGACATCAACAGCCGAGTGCTCCAGACCTACGAGCAAGACGACCGAGACATCGCGGGGGCGAAGCTGAAAACGCTCCTCAAGGTCTGCGTCGCTCTGGAGTGCCGGCTCGAGGACATCGTCACAGACGACGAGACGCTGGCACTGATCGCGGCATACAACAGGCGATGACAACGAAGGGCGGCCGGCTGGCCGCCCTTTTTTCTATTTCACGGAGGGATCACCATGGGGAAACACTTCAGCCACCTGACACCAACGCAGCGCACGCAGATCGACGCCTTCAGGCGCGCCGGCATGAAGGTCGTGGACATCGCCAAGGAGGTCGGCGTCCATTACACCACCATCTACCGGGAGCTCAAGCGGTGCACCTATGAACACCTGAACAGCGACTACACGACCGAGATCCGATACAACCCCGACGGGGCGCAGGCTCGGTATGAGGCCAACCTGCGGGCGAAGGGCCCGGAGCTGAAGATCGGCAACGACTACGAGCTCGCCGACTACCTGATCGGCAAGATCCGGGACGAGAAGTACAGCCCCGAGGCGGCCATCGGCGAGGCCGAGGTCTGCGGCTGGCCCTTCCGGGTGCATATCTGCGCGAGCACGGCCTACAACTACATCCGGGCCGAGATCTTCGGCGACGATCTCACCGTGGAAATGCTGCCGCAGCACGGCAAGCGCCGCCGGAAGCCCGAGCGGCCCGAGGGCAGCGTCCCCCGCAAGCCGGCCGGCAAGAGCATAGAAAAGCGCCCGGAGATCGTGAACACGCGCACGACCTTCGGGCACTGGGAGATGGACAGCCTCGAGAGCGGCAAGGGCTTCAAGCGGACGTGGCTCATGCTGACCGAGCGCAAGACCCGCCGGGAGATTATCGTCCCCATGAAGGACAAGACCAGCGAGAGCGTCGTCCGGGCCCTCAACGGCATCGAGCGGAAGCTGGGCGCCCTATTCCCCCGGATCTTCGTGACCATCACCTGCGACAACGGCACCGAGTTCGCTGACGCCGAGGGCATCGAAAGCAAGCGCCGCGGGAAGGGCAAGCGCACGACCGTCTACTACTGCCACCCGTACACCCCGAGTGAGCGCGGCACCAACGAAAACCAAAACGGACTGATCCGGCGACTCGTCCCGAAGGGGACAGACCTCGCCACCCTCTCGCCCCAAGAGGTAAAGGCCGCCGAGGCATGGCTCAACAGCTACCCCCGCAAAATGTTCGGTTTTCTGTGCTCCGAGCAGCTTTTCAGGGAGGAGCTGGCCCTCATTCTGGCCCGCTGAAAAATTTTTTAGACTTTTTTAGCATTTACCCTTGACAAACGGCAACGCCCCCGTTATTATTAAATGCACAGAGACTCACATGAGTCGCCTGTGCATTTTTCTTTTTATATCGACCCCATAGACGGAGGTGAGAACGACGGGAAAATACCGGTACCTGACCTTCGAGGACAGGAAAAAGATCGAGGCGTGGTACTTGATCGGAGACCGCCCCGCCGACATCGCGGCCCGCCTCTCCGTTCACTACACCACGATCTACAAAGAGCTCCAGCGCGGCGCGACCGGCGAGCTGGACGCAAACCAGCGCGAGGGGTACAGCGCAGAGCTGGCCGAGAGGCGGCTCCGTGAGAGCTTCAAGCGCAGGGGAAAGAAATCGGTCGCAACCCTCGCACAGTAGCCAAGAACACCCGGCACCGCCGGGCCGAAGAAAGGAGATGGCCCCCATGAAACAGGCGAACACGACCCCGACGCTGAAGATGGACAAGCCGCGCGCCCGCGCTGCTTCCTGATCGCCGCCGGCGGCCGTGTTTTTCGTTTTCAGGGAGCCAAGCCAAGCACCCCGGCCGAGGCCGGGCCAAGACGAAAGGAGCAAAACCATGACGACTAAGACCTACAACGGGATCCGCACCGGCTTCGGCTGCAAGGTGGACGAAGATCTCCACGGCGGCCCCGACGGCAGCATCCTCGTCGCCTACTACGAGTGCAACAGCATCGCAGAGGCGGCGGCCACCGCCATCGAGCTGCTCAACAGTTCCTACGAGGTGACGATCTTCTCCGGCGGGCACTTCAACCCGCGCAGCTACACGAGCAAGCGGGAGATCCGGCGCGACTTCGCCAAATGGATCCCCGAGAAAGAGGGGGCTGCATCGTGACCTACGCCCCGAAGTTCGACGCCTCGCTGCTCTGCCGGGCTTCCTTCCCGGCCGAGCTGGAGGACAACGGCGGCCGCTGCATCGTGGAGGTGACAGTCTACCGGCTGAACGCCGTGGCCGTCCACACCTTCCTGCTGGACGGGCCCGAGCCGCTGCTGCGGCACCTCAAGCTCCCCAAGGCCGACACCTACATCACCAAGCACGACATCGACGACCTCGTCACGGTCGCCCGCATCATCAGAGAGGAGGCACCAGCATGGCAGCATTGAAAGAGATCGCCCGGGAATACGCCGCCGAGATCCGCGACGGGATCGGCTGGGTGATCGTCTACCGCACCGGCCGCTCGTGGCACGCCCTGACCGTCTGGAGCGACCTCGGCAACAACGAGTGGGAGACCGACGACATCAACGACGCTCTCGAGGCCCTGCGCCTCGACCCCCGGGCCGTGGCCCTGAACGGCTACTACCTCGGCCACTTCGGCGACATGACCATCGACGACATCGCCGCCGGCATCCGCTGGCACTACGAGCGGGGCACCAATGCCCTCGCCGACGATGACACCCTCATGCAGGCCCGGGCCGACATCGAAGCGGCCCGGCAGCAGGCGGCCGAGGCCGGCCTTCCCTTCAGCGAGCGGCTGGTCGATGGCCCGGAGGACGAGCTCGACCCCTACACCTACGACGGCAGCATGACCCCCGAGGACTATGAGGCCATGCAGCGGGCCAGAGACGCCCACGCTGCCCTCGTCGAGGTCGTGGCCGACCACTACCCCAACGCCACCGAGGAGGCCGTCGAGCGCGTCGCAGAGGCCGCCAGCAGCATGAAGCTCAGCCCGGAGGCCGTGCAGCGGATCCTCGACGCCTTCGACAACATCATCGAGGCCATCAACCGCATGATCGAGTGGGCCGTTCAGGCCATCAGGACGCTCGCGGACTTCTTCGGCGAGACGCTCGACAACTTCATACTGCGCCGGGCCCCGCCCAAGTGGCGCCACTACGCCCTCCATGCGAAGCGGGCCCGCGTCCGCAAGAAATACCGCAACCGCATCCGGCGGGCCTTCTTCGCTGCGCTGGCTTCGGAAGGAGGTGGGAGCTCGTGAAGTTCAAGTGCGTCGGCTGCGGGCTTTACTGGAATGTGAGCATATACCAGCAGATCCCCCGCGGCGGCTACATCTGCCCGCATTGTGAGAGCCGGCTGCGCGCCGGCGAGACACTACCCAACCAGCGGCCCGGCCAGAACGACCGGCCGCAGACAACGAAAGGAGCAAAACCATGAAGAAGGCCCTCAAGACTGCCGCCCGCGGCACCGTGTTCCCCTACGCCGGCGAGAAGTGGGTGGTGCTGGAGCACGATCCCGCCGGCCGCACCCTCTGTCTGCGCCTCGACCTGATCCCGAACAAGCCCTTTGACGAGAACAACTGCAACAACTTCGCCACCTCCAGCAGCAAAGAGTGGATGAACGGACCCTACCTCGACAACCTGATCGACGCCGTGAAGGGCCCCAACGCCTTCCTCCAGACTGAGCTCGACCTGACGGCCGACGACGGCCTGAAGGACTACGGCACCTGCACCGTCACCATCTTCTCGCTGACCGTTGACCAGTACCGGCGCAACCGCGATGTAATTCCCAACGCTGACGACTGGTGGTG